CAGCGCGCGGGGCCGTCTCATTTGCGCTACCGTGGCCCACCCCCGCGCCCCCGCCACCGAAAGCCGCACCTTGAAGCTCGCCTACGCCGCCGCCGCCCTGTTCAGCCTGCTCGCCATCGGCGCCTGGTACATCACCGCGCTCGTCTTCGGCGAAGGCATCCTGGCCGCCGACATCATCGCCATCGGCGTCGCCCTCGCCCTCACCTTCGTCGCCGTCGTCGCCTGGCGCGACGGCCGCAACACCTGACACACCGCACCTGCCGAACGCCGCGAACCTGTCGTACATTCGGCCGAAGATCCGCGACGGCCCGGGAGCACGGATGGACCACATCGTCATCCACGAGGCCGACCGCACCCTCGTCGACCGGCAAACCCTCGCCCTGCTCACCGGCCGCTCCGTGCACACCATCCGCGCCCGCTGCGACGTCGCCGAACACCGCGACGGCCGCGCCCTCTACGACATCGACCAGGCCGAACAGGTGCTCGAGGCGATACCAACACGCCGACGCTGACCGCCTGTAGCCGCCGGGCACACCGCGCTATATCATGCGATCTTGGGGCAGAGCTATGCCCGGCCCCGAGCCTGCGCCGCGATGAGCGCACGCGCGAAAAGCGGCGGCACCGTGTCCGCCGGCACCCGAGAGCCAAGCTCGGAGCCGGTCGGGTCCTCGATGGCCGTTGGGCCCCTTGGCGGCGGACCCCGTGCGCTCACCGCGGCACAGCCTGACCAGCGAGGCCAGCCGATGACGGAACCCGAACCGTTCCTCCCCGACGACGCGTGGTCGCAGGCCATCGCTCACCCCGGAGATCCACGACCGCAAGTCGACATCGTCCACAACCCCGAACTCGGCACCATCGCCTCAATCACGGCCCCCGACGGCGTGGTCATTGCAACGGCCGCTGACGGCGCCGTCTGGCCGTAGGCGAGAGCGCGCGGGGGTGAGATGCCCCAGCGCTTCCGCATCACCACCGACCACATCGGCCCCCGCCGCTGGTGCTGGGTCGTCATCCACCCGAACGTCGGCCACTTCCACGCCGCCGCCATCCGCACCGCGCCCCACCACGACCGCGGCTGGTGGAACGGCTGCCTCGGCTGCTTCCAACCCGTCACCTACCGCGAACGCGAGGTTGACGGCACCTGGGTCGGGCGCTGGCCGGCCAACGGCTACGCCGGCGTCCTCCGCCTCATCGACGGGCACGTCACCGCCGAGATCGTCGCCCACGAACTCGTGCACGCGGCCCTGGCCGTCTACCGCATGAACGTCCGCGGCGACGTCCGGCTCGGCGAGGACTGCGGCGAACGCGAAGAGCAACTCGCCTACATCCACGGCCAGCTCTACGCCAGCCTCGAACCCCAGCTTCGGGAGGTCTGATGGTGGATCGCGACATCACCAACCCGCCACCTCAGGACATCTGGCTCGGCAAGGTCCGCGGCCAGTGGCCCGTGGCGGTGCTCCACAGCGAGGACCAGGCCGCGCGCTGGCTGATGGAGGGCAAGCCGGGTGACCGCCGCGCCTGGAAGGTCACCGAGATGACGCTCGAAGAGGTCGAACTCGTCCCGCCGGTACCGGCCGGGATCCGGACCCGACAGGAGGCATCGTGAGCGGCACCCAACCGAACTCCGGAACCCCGAAAGACGGCCGCCTCAAGGGGCGCGGCAAGAAGCCCGGCCCGAAGAAGGGCAGCCACAACTCGAAGAAGTGACCCAGCGTCACGCCATGTAATTCCCATGTAATTCGATGTAATTCCGGGGTGGTGAACGGCATGCAGCAGACCCAGCTACCAGGCAACTGGACCAGGGGCGAGATCATGGGCCTACCCCCACGCTGGCGCGACGCCTACAGCGCCCTGTCTGCACAGCAGAGCCTGGCCTGGCAGTGCGACGACTCAGGCCTCGAGGCAGCCGTCGAACAGTGTCTGGCCACGCTGCACCAAGAAGCCCAGCAGCGAGGGCTGCTGTAGCTGTGCCAGGCCAATGGCAAGGCTCAACCCGAGCAGCACGACTACCAGCCAACTGGCCAGCCATCCGAGCAGCACGCCTCGCCCACGATGGCCACCGATGCACCTGGTACGACCACGGGCGACGCTGTACCGAGCAAGCCACCGAGGTCGACCATCGCGAGGCCATGACCGACGATCACCGCCTCGAGGCGCTCCGCTCGCTCTGCGCCGAGCACCACGCACGCAAGTCGTCCGCCGAAGGCAACGCCGCACGGTGGAAATTCACCGAAAAGCGACCCAAACCGACACACCCAGGCTTGACCTGAACGTGACTCAAATGGCGACCAATGGCCCTTGACAAACGGGGGGTGGGCAGGGTCTCCCCTGGCCGGGTCCGCCTGGATACCGGGAGGTGCTGGTCGGCTCGGTGCGCGTGACTCTGGCCATCGTGTGGATCTTGGGCGTTGCGGATGCCTGGGGCTCGCGTGGCGCTCGTTCCGGGCTGTCCCGGTGTGTCGCGAGGGCCTGCGAGCGTTCACGGCCGCTGAGGGCGAGACCGTATCGGTACCGGCCGCTGGCAGTCCATACCCGCAGGTCAGCACCGTTTGCCGTAACGCCGAGATATCATAGACCCATGACTTCCCGCTCCTGCGAGGCGTGCTCCGGTCCGATCTCTGGCTACGCGCGGGCCTCGGCCCGGTTCTGCTCGTCGGCGTGTCGTCAGCGTGCGTACCGCGGGCGGACGGCGGCCGGGGTCCCGGCGGAGCTGCGGGCGCTGGACCGGTGGGTGCGGTACTCGCGGAAGAAGGTGCCGCTGCAGCTGGACGGCAAGGCGGCGTCGTCGACGAACCCGGCGACCTGGGCGTCCTACGCGCGGGTGCGCGGTTCGAAGCGAAAGGGCTTCGTGCTGGGAGAGGGCATCGCCTGCCTGGACCTGGACAAGTGCGTCGACGAGGCGGGCGAGCTGACGTTGTGGGCGCGGAAGGTGCTGCGGCAGGTGCCGGGGACGTACGTCGAGGTGTCGCCGTCGGGTGAGGGGCTGCATGTGTGGGGGCGCGGCCGGATCGAGCCGGGGCGCCGGGTGCAGTTCGCGGGCGGTGTGGTTGAGGCGTATTCGTCGGGCCGGTACATCACGGTGACGGGTCAGGTGTGGCAGGGCGCGCCGTCTGTGCTGGGTGACCTGCAGCCGTTCCTGGATCGGCTGGCCGCACTCTAGCCACGTTGTTGACCTTGCAGATGCCCGGTAGCTCTTATCCGGAAAATGGATCGGGCTTCCTTCAAGGAGTCTGCTGCGTTTCGAGTCGCATGTGGACGCAGCGTGAGGGGGGTGAGCACTGGTGGCTGGTCGTGGTTTCGCGCCGAAGACGGAGCGCTCCCGCCCGCGTGATGCGAAGAGGCGCGCCGCCGAGCAGACGCACGTCACGCCGGACAAGAAGCTGCGCGGCCCGGTCCTCCCCCGCGGCGTGCTGCCCGACGGCGAGCAGTGGCACGCGCGGACCAAGGCGTGGTGGGAGACCTGGCGGAAGTCGCCGCAGGCGCAGGTCATGGTCGACACCGACTGGGACTTCCTGCTCGACACTGCGCTGCTGCACCACGCGTACTGGGCAGCCCTGCGCACGGACCTGGCCGCCGAGCTGCGGCTGCGGGTGGCGAAGTTCGGCGCGACGCTCGAAGACCGGCTGCGCCTGAAGCTGACCATCGACCCGCCCGACACCGGTGCGAAGGCGCCGGCGGCGAAGGCTGGGTCGGTGACGTCGATCGAGGATCGGCGTAAGCGCCTGACGAGCTGACCATGCCGCGCACGTTGGTGCGGGCCCCGGTGCATGACCGGTCGCGGTCGCTCGGCTGGCTGGCGACCGCGTGGATGGAGTTCTTCGTCGTCCACGGCCCGGGCGACGTGCAGGGCCAGCCGATCGTCCACGGCGACGAGTACACCGGCTTCATCGTCGACACCTACGCGCTCGACGAGCACGGGCGGCGGCTGTACGACTCGGCGTTCCTGTCCCGGCCGAAGGGCTGCAACAAGTCCGGCCTGGGCGCCGAGTTCGGTCTGTTCGAGGCGCTCGGTCCGTGTCGTTTCGACGGGTTCGCCGAGGGCGGCGAGGTCTACGAGGACCCGTGGGGCTTGGGGTTCGGCTACGTGTACGCGCCGGGCGAGCCGATGGGTCGGCCGGTGCAGACCCCGTTCATCCGGGTGATGGCCACCGAAGAGGACCAGGCCGGCAACGTCTACGACACGATCTTCTACAACCTGGACGACGCCGACGCGCCGCTGTCGCAGGTGCCGGGGTTGGACGCGGGCCTGTCGCGGGTGTTGCTGCCGGGCGGCGGGGAGATCACACCGTCAACGTCGGCGTCCGCGTCGAAGGACGGCGGCAAGGAAACGTTCGTCGTATTCGACGAGACGCACCTGTACAAGACGCCGTTGCTGCGGCAGATGTACGCCACCGTCACCCGGAACTTGCGGAAGCGGAAGAAGATCGCCGAGCCGTGGTTCCTCGAGACGACGACGATGTTCGCGCCGGGCGAGGAGTCGGTCGCCGAGCAGACCTACGACTACGCGGCGAAGCTCGAGGAGCGTGCGGCGGACGGGTCGCCGAAGTACAAGCGGCTGCGGCACCGGCTGCTGTATGACCACCGCTGGGGCGAGTGCGAGGACCTGTCCCGCGAGGACCAGCTGCGGGCGGCGATCCTCGAGGCCTTCGGCGAGGCGATCGAGTGGAACGACGTCGAGGGCATCATCGACGAGTTCTACGACCCGCGTAAGGACCCGGACGACAGCCGCAGGTACTTCCTGAACGCGCGGACGTCGGCGGCGAACGCGTGGATGGACGCGGCGGCGTGGGGGGCCTGCAAGGACGGCTCGGTGGTCGTCGAGGCGGGCGATCGGATCACGCTCGGATTCGACGGTTCGATCAAGGACGACAGCACTGCGTTGGTCGGCTGCCGGGTGTCGGACGGTCACCTGTTCCTGATCGACTGCTGGCAGAAGCCGCCAGGGCCGGAGGGCAAGGACTGGCAGGTCGACCGCCGGGCGGTGAAGGCGAAGGTCGCCGAGGCGATGGAGTCCTACGACGTCGTCGGGTTCTACTGCGACCCGGCGCACTGGCAGGACACCATCGACACCTGGACGCAGGCGTACGGGGCGCGGATGCGGGTGAAGGCGACGAAGCCGAACCCGCTGGAGTGGTGGACGAACCGGCCGACGGCGATCGTGGCGGCGCTGAAGCGGCTGCACGACGCGATCATGACCGGCGCGATCACGCACCACGACGACCCGGTGCTGACGGCGCATGTGTTGCA